TTTACAGATGAGAAAGCATTTAATATTTTTGTTAAAACTACGATTATGCCAATCGTAAATTGCTTTGTCGAAGCTATCAATCGTTCAATGCTGCTTGAAACTGAAAAGGGTAATCTGTATTTTAGCTTAGATATGAATGATCTATTAAAAGCAGATATGCTTACACGCTTTAATGCATATAAGACTGCATTGGATAGCAACTGGATTAACGTGGATGAAATTCGTCAACGTGAGGACTTATCCCCTATGGGTATTGACTTCGTAAGTATGAACCTTGCGAACGTATTCTATTATCCAGATACGAAGAAAGTGTACACACCAAATACTGGTGTACTTGGTGATTTAACTACACTAAAATCTGTGAAAGGGGGTGAAAATGATGAAAATTGAAGTCCGTAATGGTGCAGTTACGATTGAGGGTTATGTAAATGTTACAGAACGTTTAAGTAAGCCTATTCGTGATGTAAGGGGTAATTTCTTAGAAAAAGTACAAAGTGGTGCGTTCAATTCTGCATTACAACGTAATAACAATGTAGAGTTACGCTTCAACCACCGCAGAAAATTGGGAGACCAACAAGACGGCTCGCTTGAATTAAGAGAAGATAGCATTGGCTTATACGCAAAAGCTATTGTATCTGATGCGGAAGTAGTACAACTTGCAGAAAATAGACAACTTAAAGGCTGGTCTTTTGGCTTCAGAAAGCTGGAAGATACGTGGGATAAACAGGAGAATATGCCTGAAATTCGCACGTTAAAGGCTATTGATGTAAGTGAAGTTAGTATTTTATCTGTGAACCCAGCATATATTGCAACATCTATTAATGTACGAGCAGATGAAGGTGAAGATTTGCTTGAGTGTAGATCTAACGAAACTGCAACTGGTGCATTGGAATATGATATTGAAGAACGTAAGACTGATGATAAAGAAGAAACCAGCAATCAGAAATATCATGACATTTTAAAAGAACTTAATGCTTAGCATCCACCATATGTGGGTGCTTTTTTAATGCAAAGAAAAGAGGATAGCATGAACTTTAAAAAACTTATTGAAAAACGTAATGGTTTGGTTGAAGAAATGAACAACCTTGTAAAGGTTGCGGATGAAGAAACTCGTGCATTGAACGAAGAAGAAACATCTAAATTTGAAGAAATTCGTAAAGAAGTAGATGATATTGACAGCACTTTGGAACTTGCAAAAGAAGAGCGCTCCATGATGTCTGTATCTGATGATGAACCACAAGCTAAAACAGATGAAAAAGCAATGGCAATGGCAGAAGAACGTGCATTTGCAAACTTCTTGCGTAATGGCGAAACTACATTCACAGATACTGAAACACGTGCAGATGTAAACCTTACTAAAGGTGATAATGGTGTAGTAATTCCATCCACAATCGCAGAACGCATCATTGGTACTGTTAAACGTATTGCTCCAATCATCCAAAACTCTGACTTCTACGATGTAAAAGGTGATTTGGTATTCGCAGTTGAAGATGAAAGCACTAACAAAACTACATGTGCATACGTTGGTGAATTCCAAGAACTTGAAAGCACAAGCGGTAAATTCAAATCTGTTACATTGAAAGGTAACGTAGTAGGTGTATTGACTAAAGTATCTAAATCCTTAATCAATAACGCTGGCTTTGATATCGTAAACTATGTAGTAACTAAAGTAGCAGAAGCAATCGTTGTATTCTTAGAAAACGAAATGATTAATGGTTCTGCTAAAATTCAAGGTTTATTGCAAGCTAAAAACATTGTTACTGCTGGTAGTGCAACTGCAATTACTGCTGATGACTTAATTGAACTTCAATTCAAAGTACCGCAAGCATATCGTGGCAATGGTGTGTTCATCATGAACCCTGAAACATTTAAAGCATGTGCTAAATTGAAAAATACACAAGGCGAATACTTGCTCAATAAAGACCTTACAAATGGTTATGGCTACACATTGTTAGGACGTCCTGTTTACGAGTCTGACAATATGCCTAAAATTGCTACAAAAGCTAAAGTTGCAATCTATGCTGACCTTAAAGGTTATGCTACAAAAATCAGCGGTGAAAACTCTGAAATCTCTGTATTGCAAGAACGCTTCTATACTCAATACGCAGTTGGTGTAGCTGGTTATGTTGAAGTCGATGGCAAAATCGTTGACGAACAACGTATTGCTACATTAGCAATGGCTTAATAGTCATGAAGTACAAGGTGTTAGTTGGTTATAGTGGGGTAGTATCTGCCCCACTTGATAGCATTGTTGAGTATACAGACGAGGTAATCATCAATGATCTATTGCAAGCTGGTTACATCGAACCTGTAAAACAAGCTAAAACCAAAAGCAAAAAGGCTGAAGCAGAGGGGTAAACATGAAAGTTAGTGAGTTAAATCTTGATATTGTATCGAACTATATTCGTGTTGATGTTACAGCCGACACTAAACCTATTTTAGACATGGTATTATCTGCAGCAATTTCATATTGCATGACATATATGGGTATTGCTGATAAGACTACACTTGATGATTATGAAGATATGCCTATTGCCGTATTGAGTTTATGCGGTGAATTTTACGATAATCGCACATTTACGGCCGTTGAAAATGCGGTAGTAAACCCTACGGCACAAGCTATCTTAGATAAGTATTCAATAAACTTATTATAGGTGAAATTATGTATAGAAAAGGTAGATTAAGCACTCTATTACAACATCAAGCAGAAATTCACGCTAACAGAAAATCAACCACTATGAATGAATTGGGGCAATATCCTATTGTTGATACAGTTATAGGCAATATGCATTGTGGTGTCATTCCACAGACTGGCGGTCTATTAAGTGGTAGAACGGCAGAAACTACACTTGCTAGAACTACACATAAGATTGTGTGCAGGTATCGCAATGATATTGAACCAGATATGTGGCTAATTATTGAGGGGAAGAAATATAACATCTTGTATGTTATGGATCCATACCTTAATAAAGAGCGACTAGAAATATTTACAGAGGTTGTAATCTAATGGGTATTGATATTGAAGCAGAAGGTTTAAGTGGGTTTTCTCAAGAGTTGCTAGACCTAGCGACTAAAGACTTTCCGAAAGATACAAAGAATTTTCTTCAACGTGCTGGCAATAAGTTAAAAGCTAATGCTAAAAACAACTATAAAAGCGGTACTACGCAAGGCACAAAGAACCTTATCAAAGGCCTTAAACGTGATAGAGCGTATAAGTATGGTAAGGATGAGTGGCAAGTGCGTGTTAAGAATACCGCACCGCACGCATGGTTAGTTGAACATGGTCATGTGATGCTAGGTCATTCTGCACAGGGTAAACCTAAATTAATAGTTGGTAACACAGGGGAAGCCTTTGTAAGAGGGAAGAATGTAATGGGTAAAACTGCTAAAGCCTTTCCGTCAGAATATCAAGGGTTAGCGGAAGAGTTTATTGATAAGATGCTTAATGAAAAAGGTTTAGGCTAGTGATAACGGCAATTGAAATAGTAAAAGCATTAACAGTAAAGTGCAGAGAACTGCTAAATTGTGATGTTAATGATAGAGATATTTCAGAGGGATTTACTAGACCATCATTTTTTATAGAGGTAGTAGACTTTAACAATGAAGATATAGGCGAAATCCTAAGAGGTGATACGCTTAATATCTATATCTACTACTTCAATGAAAAGCGTGAGATTGGTTATCTTAACTTACTCAAAGCAAGGGAAAGCTTGCGTGAGATGTTAGCAATGCCAGTTAGCGTAGCAGATGGATTTAGTATTACTGCATCTGATATAGTCGAAACAATCAATAAGGCTGATATGTCATATATTACTAACTTTGATGTAACGATCTATCAAAACAGACCAGAAGCAGATGCACCTTACATGGAAAAATTGGCGGTCAACGGAGAGTTGCAAGAGCCAACGGAAGAATAGTTATAGCACCCACCATGTATGGGTGCTATTTTTAATGGGTAAAAGGAGCAGAATATGGCGATTGGCTTACCAAATATTGATATCGTATTCTTGCAAAAGGCGGTATCTGCCGTGCTACGTTCCGAACGTGGTACTGCATTAATCATCGTTAAAGATGATAAACAAACAGAAATTGGCTATGATGTATTCAAATTTGAAGCAGACATTACCGATAAAAAATACAATGCCGATACAATTAAATTGTTGAAGCGTTGCTTCTATGTGAATGTAAATAAAGTAGTTGTATTACATGTACCATCTAAAATAACTGCATTTGCAGATATTAAACAAGTATTAGACCGCATTAAATACAACTGGGCCTGTACTACAGTAGCAGAGTGGCAAACAGATTTAGTATCTTATACAAAATCTCGTAATGTTATCTCTAAAGGTCGCAAAGTTAAATGTGTAGTTGCTAACGTAGCAGTTGCAGATGATAAACACGTTGTAAATATGAAAGGTAATTTTGTACATGAAGCTGATGCGGAAGCTGGTACTAATGTTAAAATGACTGATTATCTACCACGAATTACATCTATTTTAGCTAACTTACCAATGAACCGCAGCATTACATATTATGAATTGGAAGATTTAGACTATGTAGATAACTCTTATGTTACTGCAGAAAAAGATGTAAATAAGTGGACTGATGAAGGCTGGTTACTTCTTATCAATGATGATGAAGATAACGTAGTGCGTGTGGGCCGTGGTGTTAATACATTGACTACATTCACATCTACTGATACAGAAGATATGCGTAAAATCATCATTGTTGAAAGTATGGATTTAATTCAAGAAGATTTATACTCTACATTCAAAAAGTACTATGTAGGCAAGTATAAAAACCACTTGGATAACCAATACTTGTTTATTTCTTCTGTAAATGCTTACTTTAAGTCTTTAACTAAAGTAGTTAATGGTGAAATCTTAGATCCAGAGTATGATAATCATGCGTTCGTTGATGTAGAAAACCAAAGACAAGCATGGTTATCTGTTGGTAAAACAGAAGCAGAAGATTGGGATGAAGCGAAAGTTAAAGAAATGTCCTTCAAGTCTACTGTATTTATTGCTGCTAAAGTTAAAATCTTGGATGCTATGGAAGATTTGTCCTTCCAAATTACTATGGAATAGGGGGTAAAGTATGGCAAGTAAAGACATTCATAATCAAATCT